CAGGCATTCCTTTTCTTAGTCTTCCCGTGGGAATAACAACTTCGCTTCTATGCTCTTCACCTATCAAAGCTAAGGTTGGGCTACGATGAACTTGACCAGTGGCATTCACTGCAGGTGCGCTGCCAGCGAAGTTATACGCGGCACCAGCCAAATACCCACCGATACCGCCAACCGCCGAGCCGAGGGGCCCGCCCACAGAACCGCCGATCATGCCGGCCGAAGCTCCATACGCGGCGTCGGAACTCATCATGGCCGAAATAACTCTTCCAAGGGTGGTTGTTTTAAACCAATTTGCGACACCACCCATAAAAGCACTACCAATGGCATTCCCCATCTGTGTAAAGATCGGGCTCAAGGTAGTAGCTAACACAGAAAAGGCAGCTTTTAATTTAGGCCCAAGACCCTTAGCTCCACTCATCGCTTCATTAATACTCTTACCAAATGCGCGAGCCATGTCAGTGGCATCATTCATAAAAGGTTTTATTTGATCATTGAGCATCGTGCCCAATTCTGTAAACAACGGCATTAATGCTGAAGCTACAAGACCTTTCAGCTGTTCCCACAACGTCATTCCTTGTTTTATAAAATCATTTAGTTTCATCTGTTCTTTTGTCGGGCCACGCGCAGCTTTATCCATATCCTCAATAACTTTACCTAACTGCTTCATGTCTTTAACATTCAGGCCCAGTTCAGCACCTAACTGTTTAGCTATGCCAGGATATTTTTGTATCATAGCAATACCCTTTGGAGAACTAAAAACCGTATTCAATTCTTTCATTACTCCAACAGTATCTTGTTTTACTGCCATGTTGTACATTTTCAACGCATTAAGATTACTACCAAAAAATTGATTCAGACGGCCAGATAAATCAGAGCCAGATTCTATATTCAGAAATGCATCTGTAGTACCTAAGTTATCAGCCATTGACTTGCCCATCTTGGCAGCCATAACAGCCGTCTTGGCCATATAATCTTCACCACGACTTAAATAAATTGCTGTTAGATTACTGTCGTTAGAAATATCTCTCATAACCTTACGAGCATTAACGCCTGATTTAGTCGCAAAGGTCATTATACTTTGAGCAAATTTTTCAACTTGAGGGGCTGTCTTTCCAAATCCTCTTATAAGATTATCTGCCAAGGCTGCAGATTCTTGTGCGCTTCCTCCCATAGCCTTTGCTACTCGCGCTGTAACGTCTATAAGTTTTCCTGTAACCTTATTAGCGTTACCCAAGGAATCTATTAATGCAGAGGCCTGTACGCCGGCTTCTTTCAATCCTATACCAAAGGCGTGCATGCCTGCAGCGCCAGCCTTAACTTCTTTGAATACAGACTTTAATTGTTTTCCTACTAATCCTGTGGATTTTGATAAATCTGCGATTGTATCACTTACTTGCATCAACTGCTTGAACAGTAGTGTAGCGGCACTTGTGATTGCTCCAAGAGGGCCAAGAGCAGCCAGTCTAGTTAGGCCTGGTACTTTTTTAAATGCACCGCCGGCTTTAGAGAGAGCAGCCTTTAGTGAAGCCATTATTCCCTTGGTGGCCGCTGGAATATCTTCCGCGGTTTTTTTGTATTGTTGACTAAACTCCGCCATGCTCTTGGTGGCCTCAGTAAGAGCTACACCGAAATCAGATGTATTGGTCTTGATCTCCACAAAGGCTCCAGCTAAACTTTCAGACTCTTTGTTTAATTTGTTGGCAATGTCTGCCATACCAGCTCTCTATAGTTAGGAATACATAAGTACACAAAATAAATATCCCCTTACTATAAAAACATAGTAAAGGGACAGATATATTAATCATTTTTTTGATTTTGAACCAGACGCTCTTGACATTTGTTTGTTTGCCTTTTCTTCAGCTTTTCGTTGTTCCTCTAATGTCCAATTAATTCTTTTTATCCACCATGCTCTTAAGTTAATTGGCATATTATACGCATCTTGAAAAGACACCTTTCCATGATATACTATATCAAACAATTCTTTATAAAAAAATTCTTTGTTAGTCCTCAGGCCAAAAGAAACCTACCGCAATCGGTACATCCACCTCCCCTCGGTGTCCGCAATGAGCACATTCAAAATCTTGTCTCATATCAATATCTGGAGTATTATCTTCCATATATTTTCTAAGCGCACGGGAATCTCTAACATTAAGTGAGTCTACATAATTATTAATAAGAGATGGATCATTACTTCCATCTATGGCAATGATTGTGTTCTTAAGTCGCGTAGTAACATTTCTATCAATAGGGGAGTTGGTTGTTCTTTTAATCTTATCCTGCACATCTGAAATATCTTTTTCCTCCGCACTATTAAGAAACTTAAATTCTATATGAGTACCAGACGGTAGCTGCAAATGAAATCTATTCTCGCCTTCTGCCAAAGGCTCAATATCTAAAGTTTTCATTTCAAGCTGACTTAAGTCAAACTCATACTTAGAAGTTTCCTCACATCCAGGACAATCAATCTCCACTTTATACTCAGGTCCGTATCCGCTTACTCTTAAAAATGTAATAAGCGCATTCTTATCTCCCGACAGAAGTTCTTCTGGATTAATTCTTTTATCCAAAATACAATTCTGTAAAACTGCATCAATAGCCTTACCGCTTCGCAATAAAGATCTTGACGTAAGAATATCCTCGTCTGCAGCAGTCATATATCTTACTTCAATTTCTTTAAGATTATGCAACGGAGAATTGGCGGGATAAACCAAACCAAATGATGGAAGCGGCACGAACTCAGTTGGAACTCTGAAAGCGGAAGCCTCATTGGCTACCGCTCCCATTTTCTGAGCTCGTTCAATACCTGCCATTTCCTCTGGACTTAAAACTTCTTTTGCTTCTTCTTTTTCTTTTGATTTTTGCAAATCAACATTAATTTCGGTCATTCATTTTTGCCCTTCTTAAAAACATTTAAAAATAAAACCTAAAAAAACTATGAAACATACTTAGTACCTTAATATACATTCGTCCATACGAATAGTAATATCAATAGGCATTACTTCACTTGAAGCCATGTCATAATCACCAAACGTCGCATCAGTAATAAAAGCACCTCTGATTTCCCATTTTTCTACTGCAGCGCCAACGGGATCAAGAGCGATCAAACTAAAGTTCTTTTTATAAAAAGCTGCATATCCATCTCTACCAGAAATTGTTTCATGCGCTAGTCGAGCCCACTCCATAACCTTCTGTGCTGCTGAAGGAGCGATGGGATCGTGTAAGCCGATAGACATTGTGTTCCACTCAAACTTACCAGCTAAATAACGCTTGGTATTTAAGTAATCAATCGTGACAGTTTCTTGTGTAAAAGATGGCCTAGCCGCTGTTCGTGCGATATACGCCGGAAGAGTATCATCAGTAAACTGAAACAAAAATCTATTTTGTCTCTTAGGTTCAAATGTATCTGCCAACATCGCGTTAACTTCAAAAGGCTGTGGCATTCTAAATCTCCATCTTCATTTTAATTTTAATAAACATCCTATAATAAATACACTACTCATTAAAAAAGTATAACAAGATGGGGCCGAAGCCCCATCTCATTAAGTTTTTACTCACTAAAAGCTGCGCCGTTAGGTGTGACGGTGAAGTCAAAAATAACGATTTCTGCTGCGGTGGTGGGCTTCAAGAAGATCTTACCCTTGATAATGTTTCTATCAATCAAGTCTGGTGTGGTAGTAGTTTCATCCAATACCGCTCTAAACTCATTAACACCATTAGCTGCCTGTACACTAGAAAGATAATCATTAACCTGAGTCAATAGACGTTCTCTCGTAGCAACAGAGTTAGGTTCAAAGATGAAGAGTCGTGAGAATCCAGCAATGGTCTTACGAACCTCAATCATCATACGGCGAACATTAATTCTATCTAATACCGACTGTTTTACCTGCAGAGTCTTCTGACCAAAGACAACAATGCCTTGGCCTGGGAATGTAGCAATTGGATTAACATTGTTAGTATAAAGATCGTCACGCTGACCCTGTGTCAATCTTCTTCTAACCTCAAGTACCTCATCCAGTCCACCACGATTAAACCCAGCAGGTGCGAACCATGGCTGAGCTACTCTATCATTGAATGCGTAAGCACCCATAACAGCTACCGAAGGGGGAACCCAAACGAGTTTATCATTATCAATATCATTGATACGAACCCACGGATAATAAGTAGCACCATAGTTTGAGGTATACTTAGATGCCTCTGTCTGTGCGTTAACAACCGATAAGGCCAAACCTGCACCAGTAGCGGTCGTATCTGCAATATCAATAATACCAAACGCATCGGCTCTTGTTGAACACATATCCAACAATCTTTGAGTAAGTGAACCACCTGCCGAAGATGTAATACCTGGCATTGCGATCAAGTTAAAATCAACTTCATCGGGGTTCGCTAGAATCTTAATGGCTGTATTAAAATCACCAGAAAGTGTATCAGTACCAGTAGACTGTTCAGTCTCTAACTGATTCTTGCGAGGATCAAATCCGTCCCAACCACCAAACATAGGTACAGTAAATCTTACCTTATTAGTAGAAGAGAAGTTGCCTGAGTTGGAGCCAAATTGATCAATAATAGTAAAATAATTAGTAATAGTAGTGGCGGCGCTCATTCCGGCACCAGTGCGGGAGAAGGGTGACGCTCCTGCTGTTCCAACATCACCTGTAGTGGCAAAAACCAAAATACCATGATCTGCACTAGTAGTTCCAGAAGCTGAAGTTACTGTTCTCTTTAGTCTATCACCAATACTCTTCCGAGCCATATCATTAATACCAACAAAGATACGACCATCAACAGAATTATTACTGTTCAACTGATTCGACTTTAAAGGTAATGCAGCTGCACTTATGCTTTGACTGCCAGTCAGACCAGCATACATATTAGTACTCACTCCCTTAAATCCTGCAGGTCGTGCGGATTCGGGCCCCGACTCGGCCATAGTAATTTTTACATACTGTGACTTGTTAGGATAGTCGCCATTATATAATACTTCAGGCGGGTCTTGAGTAAGATCAAAGGACGTAGTTCTATCACCAATAGCTCTAGCGATATAGCTTTTGTTGTTGGGGTCTAAATTAACATCCGTAAAAGTTTCCAATACAATTGGATTCTCATCTGTATCATTAGCCATTCTAACAGCTATTGTAAAAGCTGGATACGAACTAGCTGATGTTCTAAGATCTACATGAGATATAGCAATCTTATATTGATTATTAGTATTGTTACCATCAGAGAGGCTGGTAAGTTTAAATAGATTATGAGTAGTTCCACCAAAGTTCTGAGAAACAATCCAAGGTGTAGCTGCTCCAGCAAAACCACCTACAACTTCTTCAAACGAATCCGCAAGAGCACTACAACTGTTCCAGTTGCCGGCAACCGCAACGCCGGTCGCGCCGCGGCCAGATATACTGCCACCATCTGGAGGCGTTGAATAACTATAAACAGAGTCTACATAGAATCCGGTAAATTGGTCACCATTATGAGATTGAATAGGATCAGTTCCTAATACTTTTTCAATATACGCAGGGTCAGAGGGTACCAGAGAAAGCCCTAGAACATATTCACCTGATCCAGCGGATAGTCCAAAACTTCCGTGACTACCGCTCATCGAAATATCACCAATACCATTAGCTCTTCTTCTGATAGTGGCATATACGGTATTACTAGCAGACAACACAGCAGATGAAGTCTGGCCGTCCAACCCCTCATCGGGGAAAGCAATGACGCCAACTTGACCAGCATTAGCAGTTCCTTTACCAAGAACTCTAACAACTGTCAAAGGTGCTCCGTTTCTAAGATATGATTTAGCGGCATAAGGCATATATTTGGTAGGATCAGCTCCACCAAAAGTATTTCTAAATTCACTAAAATTATTTACCCGAATTGGTCTAAACGCAGGCCCCGATACAGTGCGCCCAATGAGAGCAGCACCAATCGTACCAGCGCCAGCGGGTACGAAAGTATCATCAATTTCCTGAGTATAGACGCCGGGCGAGACAAATACTTCGGCCATCTATTTTCTCCATCTATAAATGTTATAAAGCAGTATAATTCTTGCGACTCAAGGAGCCATTAGAAAGGTATACATAGTTTTTTTGTTCACGTAGAGAGAGTTAAACTTTTAACAATTACAAAAGAACCTATAAAACTCCTAAAATAAATATTAAACAAAAACTTGCTAAAACATTTATAGATGGAATAAATTACATTATAGAGCTACTTCTTCATCCTCTGGTGCCTCAGCAGGTGCTTCGGCTGCGCCCGCCTCTTCGCCAGTAATACTCTGAATAAGAGCATTAGCATACTGAAGAGCTCCAGCATTAGTAGATAGGTTATTGCGAACTGATGTCAACTGCTCCTCAAGCTGAGAGCGGGTCGCACTTAGTTGTGCAACAACATCAGAAAGGTTCTTCTGCTGCTCCTGCAAAGTTTCCAAGCTGATAGAATTATTATCTGCCATTACTTCCTCCTTTTGTTATTTACGAAATCCATCGGTAACCGATAGTATTCAGTGTTGTACTTCTCATAACCAGACTTGAACGCCTGATATGATTCCTCTATTTTGCCAATAAATTCTGCGGACACTCCAAGATAATAGTAACTTTGATAATCTTCTGGATATCTGCGTAATCTATCTTTTGCTAGTTGATAATAATAAGGGGCCTTCTCTTTCATATTAAGCTTGCCCCAATGATGTATAACCAAATCTGTACTTACATACTTGAAACCCCCTCTATCTAAAGAGTTATAAAGAGTTTCGTGAGTATTGAATTCAAAAAATACTCTTGGATCATTTTTAAACAACCTTATACATCCATCATCAACTGCAGAATCATAGCCCTTATAAGCTGGAACCTTTTTAGTTCCAAACTCATCTCTACCTAATGGAAGATAACCTCTTTGTTTCACCTTAAAGGCATCTATACTTTCCATCTTTACTGCTCTACTTATTTTTTCTATATTCTTTGAATCTATTTCTTCATCCGTGTCCATCCGGAAGACCCAATCAGATTCAACCAATCGTAATCCAGCGTTGAGTGGTGAAGAGTAGCAGTCGTGCCAAGGATAATACAAAACCTTATAGTCGCCTGACTCTTTAACCTTCTTATTCCCCGTCACGACTACTACAACTTCATCTATCACACTCTCACAGCTTTTAATAATGTTTTTTACTTTTATAAACTCATCTTTACACATTATCAATAGTGCGGTGGACATATAGGGTATCCTCTTCTTCTTTCATAGATGTTTTTGCATCTCTATATTCTTTATCTGCCATTGCTGCCGTTACCACATCAATAGTACCTAATTGACTGGTAGATAAATGAGCCACTATGTCTGCATATACCAAAGCCGGAAGTTCCCCTGCATTATGTCGAGCCATATAGGAAACAAAACCAGCTAAAAATGTATCGCCGGCCCCTATAGGATCTATAAAACTTTTATTCACATCTTTGGTAAAACAAATCGTTTGCTCTAAATCTTTTAGATAAGTTACGAAGCCAACCGCGCCCTTAGTAACAATAACATTAGAGTTACTAATTTTAGAAATGGTTTTAGCTATGTTTTTATCTGTTTTATTTACGCACTCTTGAGCCGTCTTAAGATTAATCTTTAGCCAATCAGCATTTTTATGCTCCGCATAAACAAAATTTGTATCTATAAAAACAGTTACATTATCTACTTCCCGGCTTCTTTTAATAATACGAACAACGTCTTCTTGCTCAACAGTACCTTTATGATAGTCAGAAATAATTACAAGGTCTTCCGGTTCTATAAAATCTACAAATTCATCAATTACTTTTTCATCATGTGTTACGGCGTCATCTTCATCTTCTCGTAAGAGAAACTGGCCGTCTACATAATATCTTATTTTTATTGGAAATCTTTCACCAGTATAAAAGAAATGCACCTCTTCTCCACATAACGACTCTAGATTCCGAACCAGATTACCGGCCCCGCCATCAACCATTTCTTCTCGTTCACCTTCTACGACAAGAGCAGCATTGTTGGCGGGGTCGGATCTGAGCGGTTTTAAAAACCTATAGCGATCCGTTAAAAGATCACCAATTACAAGTATTCGTTTCACTTAGAAGCGGCGATGCTCACCTTGCGATAATCAGTTAGCAACTTCTTCAGCTCAGTTGCGGCCTTACGAGCCCGCGTCCCAGCTGCCTTATTTCCACTAGCATTCTTTTCGTGATTGGATTGGAACTCCTCCAGAGCTACTTGGATTTGATTGTATGATTCTTGTACTGCCATTTTACTCACCCCCTTTGGTAATGTAATAATTCTCTAACACTAAAACATCAATGTTAGAATTGATAAATGTTCTTACGGCGTCCTTGGGAGACTCCACGATTGGTTCTCCGCCAAGATTGAACGATGTATTTAATAAAACAGATACCCCTATCTTATTTTTAATGCATTTTAATAATTTATAAACTCTATTGTTTTGTTCCGCATCGACCGTCTGTATTCTGGCTGACCTATCTTCATGTGTTATTCCTGGTAAAGTGTCCACTTTTACAGAGTACGACAGTAACATATATGGATTGGCTACCGATTTGATTATGTCGAAATACTTGCTGGCATCGTCATAGGCAACGATGGGTGCGTATGGACGCCAATACTCCCGTTGCTTTACTTTGTCGTTTAGGTGGGATTTGGCACCCTTCCAGCAAGGATTAGTAAAGATACTACGGTGTCCCAACGCTCTGGGCCCGAATTCACTACCTCCTTGGAACCAACCGACAACTTTATTATTTTTAATGTCATCACTCACCTTTACAATGAGGTCATCTTCGGTCATTTTATTGTAAAGCATTTTCTATTTCCTCATCCGAATAACTTTTACCAAGAAAGCCTAAACACTCAGGCATTGCCATTTTTTTCTCTTTTTGAGAGACCTCATAAATTGCTCCACCAAAGCACAATCCTGAATCATTAGCCGCTGGAAAGATGTGAATGTCTTTGAATAGTCCAGCCTTTATTATTGCCGCATTAGCCAATACGTTTAATCCACATCCGCCACCTAAACAAAGATTAGGTGCCTTTATTGTTATGGTACTGAAAAACTTTACCAGTATTGTTTCAAACTGATCCTGTAGCCAAGCAGCAATATCTTTTGGATCATACTTATCCATTTGAGGTTCAGTAGGCATCCGATGATCATAAATGTAAGGAAAATAAAACTTATCATTGTTTATCTTAAACAAATCTGGTAGGTCCACTTTATCTTTATTCCCATAGGCAGACAATCCCATTATTTTGCCAGGTGCTGTCTCCATGAATATATAAGGATTAGTAATAGTTGCAGCTTTTTTAGGCTCCATCTTACTGTAACACCAACGAGAAATGTTATTATAAACTTGACCTAGATTAAAAGTAGAATGTTCTTTTGCTCCATTGATAGAATGATAAACTACATAAATTCCCTTTTGTTTATCCCCGATAGCATAAAGTCCTGTTTCGTATGTGTTATTAGGAAAACTATTACCTGCCCCATCAAAACTTAAGATACTAGCCTTCTCAAAAGGGCTGGTATAAAAAGTAGCACACGCATGAGCTTGATGATGATCACAAAAACTTATTTTTGCAGCGGGAAACTCTCTACTTAGTACTGTCTCAATTGCGTCGTGTCTTGGTGTAGAATGAATACTCTCTACATATACCACTAGGTCTACTTCGTCCCTAGTGATCTCTGCTTCATCTAAAACATAATCAATAGATAGGTCTGGAAAATTGCCATCATACTTTTCTCTTGTTAGTCGCTCTTCGCTAATAGTAGAAATGTGGGCACCATCAACCCACAAAGAAGCACCAGCAGAATGTAGCCAAGCATCATCTGGAGCCCAACCACAACACCCATAAAGACCTATTATTTTCATTTAGTTTTCTTTTCTACCAGATAGTTCTCTAATACCAAAACATCAATACCAGTCTTTGAAAAACAAGCGATTGCATCTTCGGGCGATTCCACGATTGGCTCACCCTTATCGTTGAAAGAAGTATTGATAATGATAGGTACACCGGTCTTTTCACCAAAAGATTTTACCAAAGAGTAGAACCTTCCATTAGCTTCCTTTGTGACCGTCTGTACCCGTGCTGTATCGTCCACATGAACACCGGAGGGTATGTCATCAGGCCGCTTGCAGCGGACACTATACAACATAAAGGGAGACTCCTGGCCGTTTAGCACAAACCACTCTTCAGCGTCTTCCAATGGTACTACAGGAGCGAATGGCCTAAACTCTTCCCTATGTTTTACCTTCTCATTTAGAATGTCTTTGTTAAGAGGATTTCTAGCATCAGCAAGAATGCTTCTGTGACCTAAGGCTCTTGGTCCTACTTCACTTCCGCCCTCAAACCAGCCGACTATTTTTCCTTCGGCGATGGAGTCCACCACTCTATCAATAATTTCTTTATTTTCTAACTTTTCATAAGGTAGTCCACTATCTTTGATAGCTGTAATAATGCTATCACCCGAATAAGACTTACCTCCCTCAAACACTTCTCTTACGCTATGAATCTTTTTCTTGCTTACTGACTGTTCTACTTCATTCTTTTTATTCTTCTTCAACTGATTGGATAGGAACAAAGCTGCACCAACACACAACCCATCATCGCCAGCGGCTGGAGCTACAAAGACATTATCAAACAAATCACTATTCAGTATCTTACCATTGCTTACACAATTCAAAATGGTACCGCCAGCTAAGCATAAATTCTTTGATAGATGTCCGCCAGTCTTGGATAGCTTCTCTACCATGTTATAAATGCTTTCTTCCAACACAGCCTGAGCTGTAGCGGCAATGTTTTTAGATAACTTACTATTCCAATCTTCTTTATCTAACCATTCAGCACCTGCTTTACCGCCCTCACCTTTGAGTTGTGGGTAAAATACTCTATTATCGGGGAAGTTCTTTACGCCAGCTCTTGAAATAGTGTGTAAATACATATCGCCATGGAAGATATCCCCCATTTGGACTACATTTGGCCATGAAAAGTCCTTATAATCATCAAAAGGCTTACCATAGGCGGCCAGCGCCATGACCTTACCAGCGTCTGTTAGGGAGGGATAAAACCCCAAAAAGTCACATATTTGCCCATAATAAGACCCAATAGTGAAATCACCACCCCTTCTAAGGGGTCTAAACAGGGTGTCCTTGTCGTTAAAGTAATAAGCAGCATGTGATGACCCTATGTTATCAGCAAAGTCCACTGAGAGACAAATGGCGTCCTTGTACGGAGACATTAGATAGGTATAAGCACAATGAGCAAAGTGATGGTCAACGAAAAAACAGGGTTTGTTTTGATCACCTACACTAAAGTTATAAACTCCTTGTGCTACCATAGAAGTATTTTGGGCAAGCTGTCGATACTCTTGCTCAGAAAACTCTATGCCATTATCATTAGTAATAGAGAAATCTTCTTTATCCTTTTTGAATAATTCTTCGCCCTCTAATCCTCTATCCCAAAACCAATTAGATACAGCTACTACATGGATGTCATCAAATTTAATGTTAGCCTTGTCTAGCACATATTTGATAGTCTTCTTGTTAACGCCTCGTTCTTTTTTGAAACGAGTAAGGCGCTCCGTAGCAATGGCAGCTATTAACTTACCGTCCTTTACTACACAAGCCCCTCCATCATGGCCAAAACTCAGACCTAAAACATTTATTGCCATTGTACCCCCTATAAAATTATCTTATCTTTGTTAGTATCTTTGCCTAATTTTTCTTCTAAATTTTCTACTTCACGCATCACTTGCTCAACTGTAATAGACTTCATACAAGAATAACCTCTATCGCACACCCACGACTGCCCCTTGGGATTTACATCAAACATAGACGGCCGCCAGCATCCTATGATATCACAGCTACTCTTATTCCATATGTTTATATTATGCTCATGCCCCCAAACATTCGGGCTGACACTTCCCCACAATACGATGCCTCTCTTTTTAATAGTAGCGGCAAGGTGAGGAACATTATTATCAATGCTCATAAAGAATTTGCACTTGGGGTGTTCCAACATTTGTAAAATAGGATTGAGATTATCCACCTTGATGTTGGTTACATTAGGAATGTCTGGATTATCTTGTCCGTTAGATACTTGGACAAAGGTGTATTTACTTTTTAGTTTATCTACCAGTTCTGTCCATCGCTGCAGGGACCATACTTTAAAGGTTCTATAGTTGATAGGCTGAGCGTAGTCTTGTGGATTTCGGTCCATTCCTAAATGTAGGAGCACCACCGGCTTAGAAGTAGACCTCATAAACCCGGCTACTTGATTGTTTTGTTCAGTGACTTTTAGCATGGGTGGCCCACCATCATAGTCCAAGCCCATCACCTTACTATAATGATGACTAATAAAACTTTTCTTATCCGCCTTGTATTTGTGTTGATGAATAAGTTTAGTAAGGGCAAAACCGTACTCAATAGAATAGGCTCGTTGCCAATTATTATTCAGAAGCTCCCATAGATCTAACTGATTAGGTATTTTAGTATTTTTGAATTGTTCCAGCCAATGAGTAAAAGTTGGATGTTCCATACCAGCATCGCCTATACTCCAAAGGCCAGGATCATTAGGATAACCACCATGACCTTCGGGAATTTGAATACCATAGACTTGCTGGTTGGATAAGGCAGCAGAAACCATATGTCCTATAAGAGTATTGTCACATACTAAGATAGGGTAGGTGTTGCCGTCTTGTTTTCTTTGCCGGATAAGAGTACGAATAAAGGCAGTTTGAAGAATCCTTGCTCCCATACCACCTTGGAGAATTAGAAAATAAACTTTATCTTTTACACTGCTAACTTTTATTTGCTGTGACTGCTGTTGATTCATAAAAACCTTTGTATAGAATTATTATAATAGGTATACTACTATAATCTTAATATAAGAATGATTATTTATAAACAAAACTAAAAGGAATCCAACTTACAAAGTTTTCTTTATGAACTATACTTATATGATCGTGAATAAGTCCATGATCATCTGCAACTACTATGCAATTAGGAGGAACAATAGGATATCCATTCATCGTATTTACAAGTGATTTCTTAAAAAATACATACTCTTTGCTTGCCACAGTCACCGTCTTTTCTGTTGCTACAATTGATTGACCGGAAATCCCAATGACTCTTTTAAGATTTAGATTAGAAACAAAATTAAATGCCACATAGTCACCTATATCAATTTCTTCAAGATCAAAATCTACTACTGAGTCTATTTCAACACCATCAACTAATAAGGGTGCAAGACAGTCTCCAGATACTATAAGCTTCCGAAAAACTCTAAAATCAGGCATTTGAAATACATCGTAGAAGAGTACTACCCGAGCGAGGAAAACAACCTATGATAACTGGTTCAGCCATTCTTCCTCCTGACTATCGTCAAAAAGACTAAAGGCCTTACCTATAATATACTTAATACTAATAATCCCTATTGTGTCTCTTCCTAAATAACAATAAGGATCATTACTTAGTAAAAGATAAGAGTCTGCTTCAACAACCATTTTATCATAACCCTTAAATCCAAAAGAATCTATGTCGCTTCTTAAAAATTGATAAGGTATATTTCTAGAGTTGCTAATAATTTTATTTTCATCGTCCCCTAAAATAAAATAAGATCCTTTTTTAATAGCAAAGATCTCCATATTAGGTAAGGCTTTGACAATTCGGAGATTCCAACTACCAAGCATCTCAACAACTAACATTTCATGTAACTCTACAGGGCGATTATCAAAAGCGTTCTTATCAAAAAGTAATGTTTCGCCCGGCAACGCATAAGGAATCATTGACCTACTAACAGAAACTATTTTATTATCATAAATCATCTAATACATTTTATCCTATATAATCTATTCTAACTTTACCGGCTGCGCCAGCTCCGCCAGAGCCGGCAGCCGGTGGACCGATTCCACAATTTGGATTGCCTCCACCACCGCCTCCACCAGGCCCACCAACACTACCGCTTGATGCCAGAGTACCGACCGCTCCTCTTCCGCCACTGCCCATAGCGGAAGCACCGCCGCCGGAGCCAGGGCAAGAGGGCGGGCCGTTCGTTATCGTTCCACCGAGCCCACCGTGGAAACGATGAGAACCACCACCCGAATAACCATAAGCGCCACCACCACTGCCTGGCACAAAATAACTCGGAGTACTCATGCTCCACCCTTTGCAGGCATTACCATCTCCACCACATCCAGTCTGCACGAACGGCACTCCATACTGGTGAGCCGCGGGCGTCATCCCGCATTGACCCTGCATGCCAACCCCGCTAGGGACACCGCTTATTTGTTGAGGTATACCGCCGGCTCCACCACTTCCTCCGCCGGCTATCCAACAACTGGCGCCATGGCCGCCTCCGGCGCCGCCTGCAAGGTGCATACATCCATCCGGAAGACAAATGATAGTCTCGGTACCGACGCTACCGATAGTGTTGGAACCCCCGCCTGCGCCGCCAGCACCTATCTTAACACACATAGTTCCACTTCCACCCACGTAGTCAGCCATGCGATATAGACCACCGCCTCCACCTCCTCCACCGCCGCCGACTGGGTTGGAACAGCAGCAGGGGCACATAGTGTAGCCGCCGCCTCCTCCGCCTCCACCAGCAACTGCAGTGATCCATACCCAATCAATATCAGTAGGTATAGTATAATCAATGGTTGATGTGATAACACATGAAGTAGGTACCTTACCTGCTGCAGCTGCACAAGCATCTACATAACACTTTGGAACAATATCATTATTGCCAGAGGGTGAACCTGCTACCGTACCCGCAGCAACAGTTAAAGCACTGGTCGCACATACAGTTGGAGTTACAATACAAGTAGCTGCGTGAACATCAGCTCCTGCACATAAATCAGTAGCGGTGCATAATACACCAGCAGAACAAACTATGGCTCCGATGACCTTGGTAGTAGCACAAACATCGGGAGTTACAATACAAGTAAGAAAGTTAGCTACGCCCTCAACGTCCAACGTGTGACTTGGATCGGCAGTACCAATACCAACATTACCACCTGTATAATATAACTCTGGGCCCGCAGCGCAAGTCCAATAACCACCGGGCCCGAATGTTAGTGTGTCACTACCATCAGTGCAGATAACCTCGCCAGCACTACCATCAGCAGCTGGCATCGTATATGCGTTATTTATTTTTACTGCTCCGCCAGTTACTTCTATTCTTTGTCCGCCAGAGTCACATACCAATAGAGCTGGAGCTGATGCAGCATTACCACCTACATGTAGTGTATGTGCAGGAGTTGTGGTTCCAATGCCAATATTATCACCTGCATCCAATTCTTTAAAGTAGGCGTCTTGACTATTCATTATCCATACATTATCTGTAACACCACCACCCGAAAATGCGTTTGCATAAAATGTACCCGTAGTGCAACCATCACCTTGAATTTTAAATATAACATCACTCGTTGTTACTGTTCCTATTCCAACACACCCAGCGCTAGTAATGGTTACTCTTCTAGTATCGTTTGTCCATAGGGCTAACTCATTGGTGCTAGCCGCTGATAAGTGTAATCCACCAGAAGCTGTAGATGCTGACTCTAATAATACGCCATCAGCTATGGCTGCATTAGAGGTTGAAAATGCACTACTTAAGGCCTGAAGTTTTACACTGTTTGCATTAGC